CAGACCATAGTTGCATAGCGAGCATAGTGTTTCCTGTTTGTTTGAATTCAACAAGCAGTTGTTTCCAGTGTGCTCCACCTACAGGTGGATGATAGATAATGCATTTACATTTACTCATCAGAATTTCTTCTGATGTTTCTATTACTTTGTTCATGCTTCCTCCTTTACGTTCCATTCTTTATAGTATGGCTCACACACATCACCGTCTATCTCGTGATACTTCATGTGACCACCGAACATGAACACGACTTCGTCGCGGTCATCTCCGATTCCGTATGAGTCATGGTATCCACAGTACCATGACCAGCCAGCGATGGGGGTAATCTTCATACCCCCAACGCGGACTCCGATTGTATCTTTGTTGATTAACTTACCCATTAGATTCCTCCTCTGGTAGTGGTGCATCTAGCATGATGTCAGTCATGGCATCTTCTGCTTCTGCATGTAGCTCGGGCTCGATCACACTTGGGTCATCTACCTTTTGTGCATAGATGTGTAGGTAATCGAGTGCCTTTTGAATGTACTGTGCCAGCCTCACTGAGATGTGAGGCTGGACGTACAGGTCTTCCTTACTCATTAGATTCCCTTCGTTAGTAGGGTAAGAGCCTTGCTCTTGATTCTGTCAGCCGAACCGTTGATGACACGCTCGGCTCGTGTTGCTTCTGACTTGTGGCTGTAGTGGTCAGCGTACTCCACGATTGCTTGGAACGCACCGAACGCTGTGCCATACAGTTCTTCCTGAGTACCAGTCTCACCTAGGTAGATACCCTTGGCTGATTGACGTGCAGTCATGGCTGAGTTGAACTGTCGCTTCTGTCCTGTGCTCAGCATTCCGTATGGTGATTCCTCAATGATGGTTGGCAGTGACCACATCTTCTTGAAGATGTTATCCACCTCTGTGTCTGTAAGTTTCTCGTTGATGAGTTTGTTACCTACAGTTTCGTAGAACTCAATGCCTGTGTATGTGACTGGGATAATCTTGCGGATGTCCTCAATCTTGAACTCGGCATTGGTTGTGTGCTTGAGTGTGTAGGTCGCTGACTTGGAGAAGATGCCAGCGATCTGATTGGTGCAGCGTAGACGAGTCACACTTGGTGCAATCTGCAGTGCAGTTGAACCATCATGTGAGGTTCGTGCTACTAGATAGGCAGTGTGTTCGTCGTTGCCAATCTTCACACCTTTAGGTAGCTCGAGCACCATGTATACCTGTGCTCCGCCTTTGACTTCACCAGCAAATGCATAACGTGCATCCCCTGAATCAATCAGTGCATCCAGTGCAGAGAACATCTCCGCATTCTGGAATACCTTGTAACGTCCACCGACTGTACCTAGTACAGACTGTGAGTTGTCTTTGTTGGTACGGATAGTTGCGAAAGTGTTAGGCACTTCGAGTTGGCTAACACCTCTGTCTGATACGGCTGATGCATAGACATCAGCCAGTGATACATGCCAGTCGAGACCAGCCTGTGTTGCTGCATCCTTTGCGGATGTAGCGGATACTTGCTCACCGATAATGCTGTATGCATTACGGCGTGAACGGATTGTTAGTTGTGACATGGTACTTCCTTTCGTGGTTGGTTGGATGTGAGGGTATCACATACGGCTGTTGAAATCAACAAGCGCATCTGATAGTTGGTCGAAGTAGTGACCCTGCCAGCAACGGATGCCGTCCTCTTCAGGACGGACGAACCACGTTACGTATGGGTCAGCTGTGCGGATGAATGCCTTGGCATCCTGTGTGTCAATCGTCCATAGGCAGAGGGCTATGTAGCCCGACTCATCCCATGCTCGCTTGAGGTCAACGATGACAGCCCCATTCTTGCAGGTGTCACCGATTCGTGGTGTGAGTGTGAGTGTTGTCATTACATTCCCTTTCGTTGTAGGTATCCGACACGTGACTGGTCTATCACGCATTCGGTTGGGTCTTCATCATGGTCGAACACTGGGTCAGTGCTGATGCCAATCTCTTCGGCAATCTCACGTGCTGCATCCTCATCCTTTGCACGGATCTCGAACGTAGCGTCCAGTGTGTAAGTAATCTGTACCTCATACACCTTCTCGAATACGAGTCGGTTGCTGAAGATACCTGAGAGGATGTCATCTAGTTCATGAAGAACAATCTCGCTGTCTTCATCACAGTCATTCTCTTCAATGTAATCATTCACCTTGGTGAATAGTCTGCTTACCTTACGGCGGTGTTCATCCACGATACTGCGCTGTGTGGATAGGTCAATCGTTAGTGCTTCAATGCGCTTCTCGAGTGCAGCGTTCTGCTCCTTGAGGTACACAATCTGTTGCTGGTCTGGCGTTACTACTGGTGCTTCTGTTTCCATGGTGTTGCTCCTTTCGGTTGGTTGGTTATCTCTTTGCACATCTAAAGATGTGCTATTTGATGTGGACACAAGCGTTGTGTCACGTCCACATGGGCATGTGAGCTTCGTAATTCCAGAGGGGAATCCGAACCCATCAGATGTAGTTACTTCGAACATGGTGTCACATTCGTTTGGGTCGCAGACAAATGTGTATGTACTTGATACGACTGGGTTGTCGTCCTTGCGTTGGCAATCACATTTACAGCATTCGCATCCGCAATCATTGCAGTATTCACCGCAATCTTTACAGAGCCAGTTACTACATTTACAATCGTCGCACATGACTGGCATTACTCTTCCTCCTCTGTTGTGTCGGTTACTAGTTGGTTATCCTTGAGGTACTCAAGAACTAGTTCATCTATTACTTCATAGTCAAGCCCGAAGAAATGGTCGCCCATGTCTACGTGCCAGTTGTCCTTGACCATGCGGTCGAAGGCTTCTTCACGTGTCGAGGTAAGTGCGAGGTCGTACTCCTCTGGTCGTGAATAGATAGGCTCGAGACTCTGCCAAATAGCGAGGTCTGTCATGCCTAATCGGTGGTATTGGTTGGTGTAGTTAGACATGGTTGTCTCCACCTGTGCGATCATGAATGATGCTTCCATTTGTTCCTCATTTCTTGGTTGCGCTGAATCGGATGTCGGCTTTGCCGTTGACACAGAGCCCGCAAGTTACGCAGGCTGAGCCACTCGTTGAGATGAGTGGGATTTGCTTGGTTAGTGCAGGACATTTCGCACCTACCTTGCCAGTGATACGCACCATTTCATCCTCTGCATCTGCGAATGTGTCGGATAGGTACGCTAGTTTGGTATCTGTTTCATGCCGAACTTGTTCGGCAATGTGTTTGTTCTCATCATCTGTGCTGTAGTACAGCGAGAGATTGTCAAGTCCCGATAGGGAATAAGCAGCAGACTTGACACGTGTATAGCACCAGAACTGTACGTCCTCGTGCATCATGATTACTTTCTGCCATGCATACTCGTAAGTTTGATTGAAGAAGTCGCCGTCCCAGTGGATGCGGAATAACTTCGGGGCATTCCGTCTCTCACAATCCCTGATGAAATCAGTAATCATGTCATCAAGTAAGTCAACCATTTGGTTGACGTCAGCGTCCTTCAATAGTTGCCAGTTGTGAATGAGAACCTCACGCACTCCCTTGTATACACGCTCGAGCTTGCCTGCATAGCACACTTTCTCACAGATACTGGTTGCATCAGGACATGAGTATGCCTTGCCTGCTGGTAAGCCAAAGGTGTTGGCGATTGCTGATGTCTTGCCACTTGGCGTGACTAGGTTGGTAACCTTGCGGTCATTGCTTCTGATTAGCGATAGCATGTTTCTCCTTTCGGTTTTGGTTGACCCATTATTCAAGAGCATAGATTCTCTATGCTATAAAGAATGCGTGTGTTACTCGTAGTCATGGTCGTCGTATGAACACCATGCTCCGAGATGATGACCTTCCACTATGACATAGGCGGGAGCCGTAGGATAGCCCCGCCAATAGACACCCTCTGGTAGTCCAATACTCTTGTGAGTATTGCCTTCGGATACCGCATAGATAGCCTCGATACATGGCTCGACCATGCTCACTGGTACTGGCGGATAGTGATTGCTTGTTAGATGTATTGCAATCGACTGTCGAATGTCTATGACATTCTCTGCTAGGTCTTGCGCTGTGTTACGTCCCATTATTCTTGCTCCTCTCCTTCTACATAGCCTTCGGCTAGTAGTCCTTCGAAGAAATCCCACACCTGAGTGAGACCCTCCCTTGTTTCTGTATCGCTTGGTGGTAAGTAGAACTCTGCTCTGTTCAGAGCAGTGCCGAACTTCTGTATGTCTGCATACTTATAGCCCATCATTAGATAACCTCCTTGATTGTTACGGCTTTGCCGTATCGCCAAATGAACTTCTCGAACTTGTCGTCGTCGGGCGAGGTGTCCTCCTCTTGCATTGCCTTGCTTATGTGACCTTCGGTGTCGTCGATTACGAAGAGGACAGAGTCCTCTACGTATTCCCACCAATCGCCGTTCTCGTTTGCTATGTACTTGGTCATGCGCTTACCTCCTTGGCTATGTCTTTGTGTACTTCACACTCTTTGAGTGTGTCTTCATCTACGAACGAGCCGTAGTTGCACTTCGTGCAGAGATAGTTCTCACAGGTTTCGCACATTTCTATTTGGTCTAGTGCTCCGCACTGTCTGCACTTGTCGTTGTATTCTTCGGTGGTTTCTTCACAACCATTGGTATAAACAATGGTTCCACCCCATCCACCCTCTTCCTCGAACTCGAGCTCAAGCGTGGCGGTTGGGTATTGGCGTGAGAGTTCAAGCATTGCTTCATTCGGTATGCCCCACGCTGTGTCGAAGTTGTAGAAAGTTATGCCCTCACCTTCGGTGAAGTCATCATTCTCGTATGCTTCTTTGGCTTCCCACTTCACACCCCAGTTGCGGATGTTCCAGTTGTACCAGTGATCGCGCCCGCTCTGGTCGTGTGTCTCTGGGTTGTCATGGTATGCATCAAGGTCGGTTGGCTTGATGATGTTCCAGAATGAGAATGGTTGTTCAACCATTTCCTTGACTCGCTCATTGGTACGCCAGTCAAGATGCTGTGATTCATAGGGCGCAGATACCTGCGCCCTAATCTGTGCTAGAACTTGAGGCTCTGCCTCAATAGATAGCGAATTGAATACCCAATTAGGCATTTGTGTACTCCTCCTTTGCTTGTCCGTATTTGATGTGAGTGTCGAATGGCACTCCGTTCACTGTCTTGTTGACGAAGTCAACTTCTACTACCTCGTCCCAGAAATCGGATGTGTCGTCTGTTACGTACAACCCGAACCCTGTCTCTGAGTTCCATTGGTCACCGATTAGTTGTGAAACAACTATGCGACTACCATAAGTAGGGTCATCCCAGCGTGGTCGTGCCTTGTCTAGTGCATAGGCAAGGTCAACCTCCCATGAGTCTGCGCCCCAGTGTGAGTAAAGCGTAAGGTTCTTACCTGATTCGTCTTGCTTGAAGACGAAGTTGACACGTGCTCCCATTAGATTTCTCCTATCGCTTGCAGTTGTGAGAGAGCGTCGCCCCATGCGACACTCAATGTGTGGTACTTGGTTTCAACAATGACTGTATTCCAGTCATCTAGTTTCATAATCTCGACCCAATACATTGTGCCTGTGGGCGAGTTCTCATCTTCTTGCCAGTTGATTGCTACTTTGTAGTTCATGCTTCCTCCTCATCACAATCGCTGCCGAACATCTTTTGCCAGCAGGTATCACATGTCCCCGAGATAAGCAATTCTCTGTCTCCGACAGAGAGTTCAGGGAAGATGTCTTGCACATACATACGCTCGGAACGTGGCTTTGCGTACTCCATCATTTGCTCGACTGTTGCGTCAATCCACTTGGACTCACCGCATAGTCGGCATTGAACATCAAGTGCTACTGTTTTCATTTGTTGCTCCTTTCTAAGCGACAAAAGAGGGGACAGCGATTTGCCGTCCCCCCTAAATAAGCACAACTTGTTGTGCTATCTTTGACGTGCGAGCCATTCACGAACGGCGCGACGAGCGACATAGATTCCAGTAACAAATCCAGTCATGAATAGTGCTATTGCTATAGCAATGTAGTCTCCGTAGTACATTATGCGCGACCTCCCTTCAGCGTTAGGTATGCGTTTGGTTCAACCTTTTGGATTTCATCCAGAAGTGTGGTAAAGTTCGGGTATGCCTTGAAGGCTCCGAGGATTGCCTCAATCTTCTTCGAAGATTTGGCTGTGTTGGTAGTGATTCGCACCTTGGCGAAGATGCGCTTGTCATTCGGCTTCGACACATGAACAACTCCGTTCTTCACAACGGCGGTCAGTGTCTTAGTTTCAACTGTTCTCATGGTTATTCCTTTCGTCAATCGCCGAACCGCTTTGATTCGACCCCCTTTATCAAACAAATCTTCGATTTGTTATCAAGAAAAGACAGGTGTGCATGGATCATGTGCGCGAGCTACGACTTGCCCATACGTATGACCTGCTATCAGCCAATACGTATCTCTCGCCATACAGGCATGACACGTATGGCGACACGGCATGTACACATGACGTGGAGCACAGGCACGTCACACATGACATGACACATGACGGAGCCAACACACCGAGGATTTACGCTTGAGATTTGACATTCGGCTCGAGGTGTGAGATAATGTTTGTCGTTGGGAGGTGGTCTCTCAGCATTAGACGAAAGGCACAGCAATGAACACAGCATGGACACAGGATGATTTACTAGTAAATCTCAAGGCAGAGGTGCAGGACGTAAAGCATGCGTACAACGTACCGAGCCTGAATCACATCCCTGATTTCGAGTTGGTTCCCCTCGCACATGCACAGTTGGGCGACCTTGTTCATCTCGGTAAGGGTCGCGTTGGTATCGTATTCGACCGCGTGGAGAATCGCGGTGTAGTTGAGTTCAGTATTGTGGGCGACACGCTCCGCGTAATCATGAAGCGAGTAAGCGCATGAGTTACTCAAGCGAGGATTGCCCTTGTTTCTGGGGGAGCACATGCCCCAGCGACGCAGATGAATGCGAGGGTTAGCCCTCTATAGATAGTTAGGCAAGCCCCTCACGTCAGCGCAGGCGTGGGGGGTTTTTGCCTGCCCGCGCACACGTTTTTCCTAGGCTCACGCACAGATGCGTGGGTCTTTTTTTGTGTCGCGCCCTTGACGACCCCCACCATGTTTAGACCCACCCCCACCCCCGCCCCCCACTATCTCCTAAATTATTTTCACCAGAAAACCAGCTCTGACCAGCACTTATATAAATAAATAAAAAAACTTTTACCAAGCCCTTGAAACACGCCGACGCTCTAGCCCCCTATATAGGTATAGGGCGAAATACCTATTGAGCCCTCAAAGGCGGGCTTATTGCCCGCCTAATAAGATTACCTATGCATGAGTGGGGATACTTCTGCCCAGACCCCTCTGTACTACTACAGACCCTGGAGTCCACATTGGAAAGAAATCTTTCACCAGAAGAAGCTCGTAAAGAACTGATTGATTTGGTGCGCCAAGGGCGCACTATTGCTGATGCCCTAAAGGTTATTGGTAGATCTCGTTCTTGGTATGACACTCAACGCCGAGAAGCCGAGGGCTTCTCAGCTTATGTAGATAATGCTCGGTTTAGAACCGCAGACCTCGCAGAAGATGCTCGGTCTGGTCTATCTGACTTTGCGGAGTTTTCTGAGAATTACTTGGGAACCAAGGTTCCGCCACATATGATGAACGTGGTAGACATGCTGGAAGGCAAAGATCCTTCTTGGTTACATGACAGCATGGTCTATGAAAAAGGGTCGGCGGGACTCTCCCGCCTCTTGGTAAACGTACCCCCTAACCACGCCAAGACAATGACGATCACAATTAACTACGTGACCTACCGAATTGTCAAGAATCCTAATATCAATGTCATGGTTATTTCCAAGACGCAAGAGCAAGCCAAGAAGTTTCTCTACGCTATCAAGCAAAGATTGACACATCCTCGGTACGCTGACTTACAGGCAGCCTTTGGTCCAGTAGATGGATACAAAGCAACCGCCGACCAGTGGTCGGCTAATAAAGTTTATCTTGGTGGAGACACCAGAGATTCAGATGCCAAAGACCCAACTATTGAAGCTATTGGTATGGGCGGGCAGGTTTACGGAAACCGTGCAGACCTCATTGTTCTCGATGACGTCGTCACTCTCTCTAACGCGGGAGAGTGGGCTAAGCAACAGGAATGGATTAGACAGGAAGTCGCTTCTCGTCTCCCACCTGGCGGTGGTCAACTCTTGGTAGTTGGCACACGAGTTGCAGCGGTTGACTTATATAAAGAACTCCGCAACAAACAGCATTACACCGATGGCGTATTGCCATGGTCATATTTGTCCATGCCTGCAGTCTTAGAATATGCAGACAACCCTGAAGACTGGAAATGTCTTTGGGAAAAGACCGAACAACCTCTTACGGATACTGACGTACCCGACGAGAATGGAATGTTTGATCTATGGACAGGACCGCGTCTAACGGCGGTCCGTAACGAGGCAGGACCATCTAAGTGGTCACTGGTTTACCAGAACCTCGATATTGCGGAGAATGCAATCTTCGACCCGATGTGCGTCAGAGGCGCAGTAAATGGAATGAGAAAATCGGGTGCGCTGGTTGCAGGCGCAGCAGGACATCCTAATAATTGCGAGAACTTTTATCGCATTATTGGTATTGACCCAGCAATGTCTGGTGATACCGCTGCTGTTGCCTATGCGGTTGATCGCAGAACACACAAACGCTACGTCATGGATGTTCACATCATGACAGCCCCAACACCTGCAGCAATCCGTTCTCTTATTAGGGAATGGACCGATGCGTATAAACCGCATACGGTCATTGTGGAATCAAATGCTTTTCAGCTTTTCCTTACACAAGACGAAGAGATTCGTAACTTCCTGTCGACTAGAGGTATTAGTTATAGACCTCACTACACAGGAAACAATAAGCAGGATCCAGAGTTTGGCGTAGCCTCTCTGGCTCCTCTGTTCGGAACCATCACTAAGCGAGATGGTGTCATGAACAACTTCAAGCATGCTGATGACAACTTAATTGAGTTACCAGACAGCTCGAAGAATGAACACGTTAAAAAGTTAATCGAACAACTTGTTACCTGGCAACCAGGAGTACAAGGCAAAAAGCTCAAGATGGACGCCGTGATGGCGTTATGGTTCTGTGAGATCGTAGCAAGAGAAACTTTATTAACTTCGACTAACGTACCAAACTTTATAAACAATCAATTCACACCTCGTGGAGAGATTGAATCCAGGTACATCATCAACTTAGATGACCTTGCTGCAGCGCAGCGAGCCGTGAGATTGTGATATTAATGAAAGAACTTGTACAAGCATTCGAGCAATTAAAAGCTCGTAACTCCGAGCGCGATAAGCGCATGCGCGAGGTTGCATTGGTAAGAGCGGGTAACGCTGACCAAGTCTTCCGTGGTTTATTTCCAGAGGGCGTATGGTCACGTCCAATTATCGCTAACCTCATCGATGTCGTTGCACGAGATGTTGCTGAACAAGTCGGTGTTCTTCCTACCATTACTGCTGCTGGTGATTCATCACTAGATGATAACCAGCGTACCAAGGCTGACAAGCGTACAAAGATTGCCAACTATTATGTTGCTGCATCTCGACTTGGTACGGAACTACTGCGTGGCGCAGATCAGTTAGCAACTTACGGCTTTGTTCCTTTTAGAGTTGAACCAAACTTCAAAGACAAGCGACCACATATCCATGTGGAAAATTCCGTAGGTGCTTATTACGATATGGATCGCTACGGTGTTGTTAACACCTACGCTCGTCTATATCACCGTAAAGCTGGAGACTTGGCTGCTCACTTCCCCGAGCATGCCGATGCAATTCTCCAATCAAATACTTATACACGTGGCGATGGCAACAGCTTGTTACAAGTTGTACGTTGGACAGATAAAAACAAAACTGTTCTCTTCTTGCCAGATCGGGGAGGTCTAGTACTTGCGACAACACCAAACAAGACAGGCGTCGTCCCAATTGCAATTGCTCAACGCCCTTCTCTCGATGGAGAAAGTCGGGGTCAATTCGACGATGTACTACCTGTTTACGCAGCGAAAGCGCGACTTGCTCTTCTTACTATGGAAGCTGTCCAGAAGTCTGTTGAAGCTCCTCTTGCTCTTCCCAATGATGTTACTTCTCTATCCATTGGTCCTGATTCAGTCATTCGCTCGAACAGTCCTGAAAAGATTAGGCGCGTCAATCTAGACGTACCACAATTTGCATTTGCAGAGAACAATGTTCTTGCAGATGAAATGAAACTTGGAACACGTTTCCCTCAAGCACGTGCAGGACAAGCAGAAGGATCAGTAGTTACTGGTCAAGGCGTAAAGGCTTTGATGGCAGGCTACGATTCACAAGTTAAAATTTACCAATCAATCCTTGGTGAAGCAATCGGTCAAGCAATTTCATTTGCTTTTGCAACCGACGAAGCATACTTTTCTGAAATTACTCGTGAAGTATCTGCAACAGCCAATGGAGTTCCTTACAAGTTAAAGTACAAGCCAAGTTCCGATATCAATGGCAACTATGGCGTGACCGTTGAGTACGGTCTTATGGCAGGTTTAGACCCTAACCGTGCATTGGTATGGGGTCTACAAGCTCGTGGAGATAAGTTAATCTCTCGTGGAATGTTGCGTCGCAACCTTCCTATCTCGCTTAATGCTGGTGAAGAAGAGCGAGCAATTGACATCGAAGAGATGCGTGATTCTCTTAAAGCGTCCGTATCACAAATGGCTGCAGCAATTCCACAAATGGTAATGCAAGGTCAAGATCCGATGAAGATTGTAGAAAAGATGGCAAGCGTTATTACAGATCGCAAGAAGGGTATTCCTCTTGAGGATGCAGTAGCAAATGCTTTTAAGCCAGAACCAGCACCACAAACCCCAGAAGGTCAGGCAATGCCAGAACAACCAGCAGTACCTGAACCTGGTATGGGTGGACAAGCACCACAACTTCCTCAAGGTAGACCACCTATGCAAGAACTTCTTGCAGGTCTAACAGGTGGAGGAAATCCAAATCTAGCAGCGAGAGTAACTCGTCAGATCCCAGCATAACTAAGGAGAAATAAATGTTCGGAAAGCAAGGAAAGCCAGCAAAGGCTCCAGTCGGCTCACCAATCATGGGCAAGAAGAATGGTGGAGCAGTAAAAGGTGGCGGAAACGTCAAGCAAGGCATGACACCAAAGGGCATTAAAGGCAACAACAACAAGCTTAAGTAAAGCTTAAAGATTATTAAGTAAAGGATAACTATGGCAGCGAAGAAACCAAAAGCTCCGAAGAAGTTTAAGCAGGCGCGTAAAGCTGCCGTAGCCGACGCCAAGGGAGCTTTCAGCGGAAAGACCAAGGCAGTACGCCGTGACCCTATGGCAAAAGTATCTGCAGAAGATAAGGCAGTTCTTTCAGAAATAAAGAAGGAAGCCAAGGCAGGTTACATTACCGACGATAAAGGTAATAAAGTATTTAGCAAGCCAACTGAAACAGCGCAAGAGCGTTTTGCTCGTGACCGCCGTGAGGCTAAAGCAGCAGTTGATCGCATGTATGCAAAGGAAGATGCAGCAACTAAAGCTGCTAAGCCTAAGCCTTCTGTCGGCGGAACTGCTGGAACAGTGTCAAAGCCAAAGCCTGGCTTAGCAGCACAAATTAAAAAAGATGTTGCTAAGGTAAATTCAAAAGAAACTAAGTTAAAAAAGGCTATTGGTTCTGCGGAAAAATCACAACGCAAGACAATGGATATGTCAAAATCTCCAACTAAGCCTGCTACAAAGAAGCCATCTGTAACAAAGTCAATGACTCGTGCAGAAAAGTCTGCTGCTAATAAAGCAGCATGGGCAAAGATGACACCAGCAGAACGTAAGAACTGGGCAGCAACAAGAGGAACAGCAGCAGCTAAACCAACAACAACTAAGCCAACAGTGACAACACCAAAGGTTAAGACAGGTGTTGCAGCAAAGGGCGAACTTAAGAC